CGACGAGCCCGAAGCGTCCGGTCGCCCGGTACGTCCACCCGGTCGGCCAGTCGACGGCGCGCCTTCGGCGGCGCTTCACCGCCTCGACCTCGCGTGTCGGCACGTTGCGCACGACGCCGCACGCGGCGCACTTCCACTCTGCAAAACTTCCCATCGGTTCCATTCTACACGCCTTCCTTCGTCACTTTTCGAACAAGCAGCCTCTCCCACTTCCTGAAGCCGCCGCGCCTTCCAAACTCGGCGAGATGCTCCTCGAACGGGTGATTCGACGAGATGTCATCCGGCCTTCGCGCGGTGATCCTGTCGCCGACGTAGACGAGCGCGCAGGGCGTCGAAGGGAGCCGAATCACGTCGCCGACTACGCGCAGCGGAGGCAGATTGTGGAGCGGCTTCCAGGGGCCGCAGGCAAGCGAGGTGATCGCTACGTCGACCTTCCAGAGGTCGTGCGAGCTGAGGCCGTCGAGGTCCGGCACCCGAGCGACGATGCAGGGCGTCGCAGCGCCGTTCGCTCCACCGCAGCGCGTCGCCTCGATCGAGCAGGCGAGGCCAGACTGCGAGTCGATTTCGACCTCGATGTCACCGTCGACGCTCAGTGTCCACCGCATCTTGTTCGTCGCGTAGCTGATAACTCCAGCAGTGCGGTCAAACGTCGGAAGGCTTCTCCCGACCTGCGCGTACTCACTCGCCGTCGTCCAGTTCCATTCGACGCCGTGCGTCTTTGGGATTCGAATCGCCCACCCTTGTCGGTAGCCCCTCGCGAGGCGGATCGCCATGCGGGCGATCGTGTCATGGTCAGTCATGTCGTCGCCCTCTTCGCGCGACTGTCGCGCGCTCTCCAAATTTCGCCTGCGCCTCCCTGAGCGCGCAGCCGCATGAGATTGTGTCACCGGATCGAAGTTGCCAGGCATCGCGGAGGACGGCAGGCGAGCCGCAGTCGCACTCGCACACCCAGCGGCTCAGGCCGTCGAGCTGCTTCGCGGAGCGGTCGACTACGACGAGACGACCGAAGCGATGCCCCCACAGGTCGAAGCGTCGCACGCACCCGCACGAGCGCGTCTGCTTCGTGCGTAGGTGCGTCGCGCGAACGGTGACGCGCTCGCCGCACTCGCACACGCACGCCCACCAGGTGTTGCCCTTGCGGTCGCTTGCAGGGCGTGGCGCTGGCTCGCAGACGGTGAGCAGGCCGAAGCGCTGCCCGGTCAGGTCTAGTCGCGCGGGCATTTGCCGCACCTCCCTCGGATGCGCCCGAAGCGCAGATGCGTGTCGGAGATGGTCGACGCCTCGCCGCAGCGCACGCAGCGCACGTCCCACGTTGAATAGCGTTGCTTCGGTCCCTCGTGGTACGCAACCGCCTCGAACCCGAGGCCGTCGAGCTGAGACGAGAGGCGCCTCGCCTGCGATGCGCGGAAGACGCAGCCGCACGATTTCATGCCGCTTTGCAGGTGAGAGAGCGTGCGCTTGCGCAACTCAGTGCCGCAGTCGCACCGCAGGATGACGGGGCGAACGCTGATGCAGACGAGGTGGTGGTGTCGGTGGCCCACTTCGAGGGGCGGAAGGCGCACTCGCATCAGTGGTCGTCCATGAGCGCGGCGATCTCGCGGCGAAGCGCGGCGCATTCGGCGCGGAGCTTGTCGCGCTCGCACAGCGCGTCGTGAAGCGCTGGCTTCACCTCGGCAAGCTCCACGAGCGCGAGGCGTAGGCTGTCGCGAAGCTCTTTCCATGGCATCGAATCGATCGCCTCGATTTGGCGGCGCAGATCGTCGGAGGGCCTGCGCGCCTGCATACGCAACGCACTCGCCATCGACTGCGCGCGAAGCGGATCAGCGGGGCCCCTTCCACGCGCAAATGGGTCGCCCTTCGGAATCTGGTCGAGCGGCATCGCCATGATATCGGCCCATGTCACCACGTCTTTTCGATGGGTCATTGTTTTGGCTTTCTGCACTTGATGTGTGCGCGCGCAAACGTCACCACGTCGTCGATGCTCGCGGTGTTGTCGTAAAGCACGCGACGTTCGCGGCAGTGATCACACGCGGCTTGAAACGAATCGTTTCGGACCATGATGATGAAGACGTGCAGCGCTTGATTCCCAAGCCGGTCAATCGCGTCCAGGGCTTCGTCGGAAGTCATGGCTTGGCCTCTTTCGCCATGTCCTCCGCCATCGCCCGCGCTGCGGCGCGGATCAAGTCCATCAATTTCCCGAACGAGATATCCCCGTCGTTGTACTCGCGCAGCACCTGCCGCACGCCCTCGTAGCTGATGCCGTAGGCGCGCATTTGCTCGGCATGCTGGCGAATCATCTGCAAGAACTTTTGCACCGCCCACGTGTTCGGCTCCGCGCGCAGTTCGGCGCACTCCGCCTCCAGCTCACGCACGCGCGCGATGAGCGCGGGCACGTCGGTGCGGGCGTGGCGGTTAAACTCTTCGCGGTCTGCGAACGAGTCTGACCGGCGCGATGCGCGGGCTTCGATTGCGTCGAGGTCGATCATGGCTCCTCCCACATCGGCGCGCACAGGCGGCGATAGACATCGCGGTATGCCTCCCGCGTCGCGCGGAGCTCCGCGCCTTGGTCGGCCACGCGAACGAGAAGCTCGTCGCGTTCGTCGGTGAGGCGGTCCACCTCAGCACGCGATTCGCTCAAGCGGTCTTCCAGCATGCCCACCTCGGCGCGCGCTTCGTCGCGCTCTTGCTTTAATTTCTCCACGGCATCGTGAATCCGTGACACGAATTCTCCCTCGCTACGCAAGTCCTCTGACAAGCCTGCGAGAGCGTCCACAACATCGAAGCCCGCGCTCATGTTGTCGCCTTCTTCGCCGCTTCGCGCGTGACCACTTCTAACTTGGCTCGTAGTTCTTCGATCGTCTTCATTCGTCGTTTTCCAAGTTGCGGTAATACCGATGAAGTTTGCGCAACGCCTGACATTCGATTTGGCGCATACGCTCGACTGAGCGACCGTAACGATTTCCGATCGCCTGAAGTGAAAGCTCTTCGCCACCGTCAACACCGAAGCGATTTCGAAGAACGTACGCCTCGACGGGCGAAAGCATTTCGAGAAGCCAGCGCACTTCGCGCACCAGATCGTCTTGGACGAGGCGAGCGTCGGGCGAGCTATCGATCACGCCCCATGCTCCTTCAAATAAGAGACCTCCGCCTCGAACGCCTCGCCTGCGACGCTACGCGCCACCGCGAGACGCTCGTCGAAGCCAGGCGCGGCGTAGTGCCACGCACCCGGCTCAACGTCGCCTAGGTGGCGAATCAGCGCGCTAGCGGCGGCGCTGCGAGCCGCACGAGCGATGCGCCCGCGCTTCGTGTCCTTGCGGAGCTGCGAGCCCCAGACGGGGCCGCAGGCGTCGTCCGCCAGCTGGTTTGCGATGGTCATGGTGAGGATGCTCATCAGAGGGCCTCGGTCGCGGCGTTGTAGCGCGCCATCTGGCGCTGGCAGCGCTTGCGGTCGTCGGCGTGCATCGCGGCCAGCTCGCGGTCGGAAACGCGCACGGTGCGCGTCCAGCATTGGTTGTAGACCGACCAAAAGCTGATCGAACCGTCGCGGTGAAGAGTAACCTTGTTCATCGTCGTTGCCTTTCTCAGTTCCCCGCCCGTCCGGCGGCGTCGTCGCGATTGCGTCGACGAGTGATGTTCTACGAGAGAAAAGAACTCTCGTCTACATCTTTCTCACGAAGGCTTCGATTTCTTCTTTCGCGTGGGAAAAGCCACGGCAAACGAGCACCGTGTGGCCGATGCTCCGCAGGTAAGTGTGCCAGTCGCGTTGTTCGGCGGACACGCTTCCGCCCTCGGAGCGCTTCATCTCGATCCAGAGCGAGAAGGCCGGGATGAAGAGGTCAGGCACTCCGGCGCTGACGCCTTCGGCCTTCAGCTTCGCGCCGGTCGTTCGGCTGCGCTGCGAACCGTTTGGAATGGCGAAGATGCGCACGCCGACGAGACCGAACGTCTGGCGGAACCATCGCACGAGGTTGCGTTGCTCTTCGTGCTCGGTGGGGACTCTCAGAATGGGATCAGCTGAAGCCATGCCGGGCACCCGTTTTCGGCTTCGGCGAACTCGCGCGGCGGGCTTTGCTCGAACAGTCTGCATCTTGCACCTTCTTCCCAGTCGCCAAATTGGCTGACGTAGTTGTCGCAGTTCACGCAGCAGCGCGGCGGATTATTCACGACCGAGCGCCACTCTTGAATCGTCTTCAGCTTCACCATTCGCGCCTCCGTACCCTGAAAAACTTCCCGTCACGCTCGAACGTCACGACCTTCGGCGGCTTCGCATCGTTCATCGCAGCGGCGATCGCGTCGATGTTGTTCTCCAGCGCCCAGCCTGGCGATGTGCCTGCGCTCTGCGCGATGGTCGCGAGCGAGCGGCGCGCCTTGTCGCCAGCGTAGCCAGGATGCGCGATCGTCAGGTACTCGTCGATGGGCTTCTCGGCGATCCCGCCGTAGTAGCGCACGCGCAGCATTTCGAGGCCGCTCGACGCGCTGACGTGCCTACGCCAGTCCCACTCGGTAACGATGAGATCCGAGCCTTCAGCGCCCATGATGTCGTCGTTCCTGAGCGCGAACTTCTTCTCCTTCGGCGGCGGGAACTCGAAGCCGCACGATGGGCACACGCGCGCCGTCGGGTGCACGAGTTCGCCGCACTCGTCGCAGACCTTCACGGGTGGCTCGCCGTCGCCCTCGCCAGCCTTGTCCGGCGGCTGCACGGCGGTGATGGGGCCGTGCGTTGCGACGACGCCAGCGAAGTCGAGCACGAGGCAGTGATCGGTGTGCGCCTTCGGCCTGAGCCCTCGCCCCGCCATCTGCACGTAGAGGCTCGGCGAGAGCGTCGGGCGAAGCATCGCGATCAGGTCGATGTTCGGTGCGTCGAACCCCGTCGTGAGGACGTTTGCGTTCGTGAGGGCGCGCAGCTCTCCGCGCTTAAACGCCGCTAGGATGCGCTGACGCTCGGCCTTCGGTGTCTCGCCTGTCACGCACGCAGCGGCGACGCCTTCGGCCTGTAGTGCGTCGCAAACGTGCTTCGCGTGCTCGACGCCGCAGCAGAAGAAGAGCCAGCTCTTTCGGTCGCCTGCGAGCGCGAGAACCTCGCGCACGACGGCGGCGTTCTTGTCGGCGGTGTCGACCGCCGCTTGCAGTTCGGATTCGATGTACTCGCCGCCGCGCTTGTGCACGCCCGCCGTGTCGAGCTTCGCCTGCGTGACCTTCGAGCGCAGCGGGGCCAGGTGGCGCTTGTGCACGAGTTCCTCGATGCTCACCGGCTCGATGAGGTCGGCGAAGAGCGCAGGCTCGTCGGTGATGAGGCCGTGCCCGAGACGGTACGGCGTCGCGGTGAGACCGACGACGCGGAGCGCAGGGTTGATGCGCACGAGGTCGGCGATGAAGGTGCGGTATCCGCCCTCATCCTTGTGGCTGACGAGATGGCACTCGTCGATGATGACGAGATCAACGTGACCGACCTCGGCGGCGCGCTTTCGAATCGACTGGATGCCCGCAAAGGTGATGGGCTCGCCGAGTTCCTTCCGTCCGATGCTCGCCGAGTAGATGCCCATGGGGGCGCCTGGCCAGTGCTGACGCATCTTCTCGGCGTTCTGCTCGATGAGTTCCTTGACGTGCGTGAGCATGAGCACGCGCGTCTCCGGCCAGCTCGTGAGCGCGTCGCGGCAAAGCGCGGCGACGATGTGCGATTTGCCCGCGCCCGTCGGAAGCACGAGGCACGGGTGCCCGCTCGGGTGCGACTCGAACCAGGAGTAGAGCTGGTTGATGGCGCGTTGTTGGTACTCGCGGAGAGTGACGCTCACGCGAGAATCCTTCCGCCAAACTTCGTGCGCAGCCGCACCACGTCAGGGTCGACGCACGCGCTGGGATTCGCGACGATCTCGGCCGAGCTGAAGCCGCCGGGGCCGTTGACGACTTCTGCGCCGTCGATGCGGAAGACGATCGCCCAGTCCCGCACGCCTACGAACTCGAATGGCACGAGATCGAAGTGCAGCGCGTGGCAGTCATGGGCCTCGCGTTGCCAGTCCGTCGGGATGACGTTCTCGCCATGCTTTGCGCAGGTCCAAACGCTTTCCGGCGTGGCGGTCGAGTGCGCGCAGGTTCGGCAGTTGATCTCCTTGACGACCTTCGAGCCGTGGCAGAGGTCGTGCGCACTACACCACTTGCATTCGTACCACGTCGGGTCAGTCGAGATCGGCGGCGGCATCTCGTCGGCGAGGGCGATGCGCTGTCCGCGCTCGATGGCTCGCTCTGCGTGCTCGCGGTCGTAGCGCACGCGCTCGGTGTAGAGCCTGTCATCGTCCTTGCAGACTGCAACGTAGAGCGCCCGGTCGACGCCGGTGCCGCGCATGTACACTTGCATCTGCGTGAAGTGCTTCGGTTGCGACTTCTCGACGCCCTCTTTCTCGACCGAGTCGAACGACTTGCGAGCGTGCGTCTTGATCTCCAAGACGTGCGCAGCCTTCGGGGCATCTGGCACGCCTGCGGCGATGATGCCGTCGATGGACCCGCTGACGTGCGAGCCGAACTCCACGCGCGTCTGGTCGGATCCCGTCGCGCGCACCTTCATGCCGATGGCGCGCAGGTCTTCGACGACCGTCTCCTCCTCGCGGTGCCCGCGGCGGAACACGCGCAGGATGCGGCCTGGAAACTGCTCGCGCACGGCCCAGCGGAACGAGAGCCAGAGCTTACGCTCGCACTTTTCGCCGAGCGTCGAGGCGCCCATGTGCGGACGAAAGCACTCCTTGTGCGATGCGCGCTTCGCTTCGTGCGCCGCGTCGATGAGGGCGGCAATGGTGTTCTGGGGTTCGGGGATCTTCATCTCTGCCTTCCTGTGCTATTCAAAACGGCGAGGGACGCGGGCGAACGCCTTCCGTCCGCGCCCCTCACCTTGTTCGCGCTACTGCGCGGCGTGCGTCACTTCGCCCAGGGCGGCTTCGGCGCGGCCTTCGGCGCGGCAGCAGCCTTTGCGGGTGCAGGCGGCGCGGAGCCTTCGAGGGCCTTGTGCGCCTGCACCTCGTTGGACGCCTCGTAACCGTTGGCGGCGTCGCGCACCTTCAGCTTGACGCTGACGTTGCAGCCGAGGAGCTGGTCGGTGTCGTTGACACGCGCGAGCCCGACGCAGCGGCAGAGCTCCGCGAGCTGCTCGCGCCCGATGCTCTCGGCCTTCGGGTTCTCGTTCCTGACGTTGTAGTTCGACCAGACCTTGCGGCCTGCGCCGGACGGCCCCGAGATCGTGTACTCGACGCGCAAGTATTGCCCGGTGCCGCTCTTGGTCTGCTTGACCTCCGCGCCGGTGACGCTGGCGGTGTACCAGCCGGGGGCGAGCACCTCGAAAGACTTCTCGGTG